GTTGTATGCCAAAATTTACAACTAAGTTACTCGAAACTTACTTTAAAGTTCCGAATCCAGGCTTACGGGCTTATTTTGAGCACGTCAAGAATGGACAACCGGATGAGTACCGGACACCCTTTTACAAGGGAAAATCACTCGGCGAAGTCCTGGGAAACTGGGATAAGTCGTTGGTTGTTCTTCAAGACCAATGGCCTACTCTTTATGAGTTTGAAGAAGACCTCGGAAAGAAGGTCGGACCAATGTCAATCATGAAGCCGCTCAAGGACAGATTGAAAGATATTGATTCTTATTACACCAGCATTTCTCCTGCTGGTAAAGACTTGGATCAGGATAGCATTAATGCTACCCTTTCTGAGTTTTCTCAGATTGACGGTCTGAGACTGCGTAGCCAAGCCAACACGTGGTTGAAGATGAGGAAGAACACGAATAGTGGTAATCCTTACTTTACACGTAGAAGCAAAGCTATTATTAACACGATGCCGTGTTCAGTGTGGGTTGATGGGGACCAGGTAGTGCAAGAGCTAAATGGACATCAATGGCCTGCATGTGCGGTATTGGGTTGGCGAGGTCAAGAGGGAGGTCCCACTTCAGATGACACGAAGCAGCGTGTTGTTTGGATGATGGCGCTTGCAGTGAACTTATGCGAACTGCAATTGTATCAACCTCTAATTGAAGCTTGTCAGAAAGAACATTTGGTAGCTGCCTGGGAAGGCATTGAGGCGGTCGACGCCCGAATTACCAGATTGTTCGATACTAAAGGTTCGGATGATTTGATCATCTGTACCGACTTCAGCAAGTTCGATCAGCACTTTAACAGGTGTATGCAAGAGGCCGCATTCAAGGTACTTTCTGGTATCTTAACTAAGGATGCGACGTCTGACAGTTGGCTGAAGAATGTGTTTCCCGTGAAGTACATGATCCCCCTCATGTGCAGCGAGGACATGATTCGTACTGGTAATCACGGTATGGCATCCGGTTCAGGAGGCACTAATGCTGACGAAACGTTGGCACATAGATGCTTACAGTACGAGGCAGCTCAGCTTGCCGGAAAACAGCTGAATCCAAATTCACAGTGTTTGGGCGATGACGGTGTCCTGTCATACCCTGGGTGCTCTGTGAAAGATGTAGTGCAGGCATACACTAACCACGGTCTGGAGATGAACCCAGATAAGCAGTATGCTAGCAAACAAGACTGCGTATACTTACGCCGGTGGCACCACGAGAAATATCGTGAGAACGGAGTGTGCGTAGGAGTTTACTCAACTAACCGCGCTTTGGGTAGGTTGTGTGAACAAGAGCGATACTATGACCCCAATGAATGGGGTGCAAAGATGGTGGCTCTGAGGCAGCTCTCTATTATTGAGAACTGTAAATACCATCCACTACGCGAACAGTTCGCGGATTATTGCATGAAAGGGGATAAGTACAGACTTGGACTGGATATCCCAGGCTTTATGGACGATCTTGAGAATATCGCCTCGAAAGCTATCGACTACATGCCAGACTTCTTAGGTTACACAAAGTCACTTAAGTACCAG